TTATTTTTGATAGTAGAATTAGTTGCAATCAGCTTGCCATAATTGTCCTCTGATATGACATATAGGTTGAGGTTTCTTTTCAGAGAGTTGGGATCCTTTTGGGCAGATACTCTCTTTAGCGAGCCATATTTGCTAGGCATCCTGTATGCTATGTTCTCGTAGTCGGCTTTAGTGACAGCACGATTTTGCGTCGGAAAAGTGTCTAGTATTCGTCGCTTTACTTCACCCGACGACAAAGCAGAAGTGTCACCCATTATCGGGGCTTCGTTTGTGACCTCTAGAGAGTTTTTGACGTCTCTCAGTGTTTCAATGGACAACTTTTCTTTGTCTGCAAACTCAAATGTAGCCTTCGAGACATTGGTGATTGAGTTGCTAGCCGAGTTTGAACTCATTGGGTTAGTCACTCGAAATGAAATTGTTAAAGTTGTGTTTGTTGGCACAATCCCAAAGTTTTCATTCTTTGATAGTCTCGTCGGGTCGAATGAGGTATCTGAAATATAATCTTTTCCGAAGACATCCATTGCTATTGACTGTGGTTCTGCGACTATGTTTGTTTCGCCAGATCTTCCAGAGCCAAATTGCAAATACGTATTGAACCTATCATGTTCAACAATAAACTTTCTTGAGACAAGAAATGGCTTCACTATGGAAGCTACATTATCATTTTTAAAATTATCATTCGGGACTTCCTTAAAAATGACATCTTGGGATAAGTTTTCAACTTCATAATATTCACGACCCTCAGAGTCAGTTACACTTATAATTTCACTAACATTGGCTGCAGTCAGTCGAATACGCTTAAATCTTTCATAGTCAGTTACACTTATTTTTTGTTGCCCTATATGTCCGGAAACAACATTACCGTATGCCTTAATAGCATAATAAGTCGGGGCTCCGGTGGCGTTGTCTGTCCTTGCAACTACTGTTGTATTTGACGGATTAGCAAAATCAACATTCTCTGTCAACATAAAACTCAATGACGAGTCAGATGAAAATCTGGTTCCTCTTTTGATAATCGGTATATAACGCTGGTCAGGACCAAGGCCAACAGAAGTAGCTGGAACAAGTACAAACAACGATACTTTACCAAAAGTAGAGGAACGACCTTTGTGTTTGTAGCCCATAGCACGGCCATGTCGCAAAATGTTATTATATTGATAGGCTGTATCCAAAAATGCTTCGTTAACATTGTAATCTAAGTAAAAAGACAACTGGTCTCCAACATATGCAACAGCATCTAACAAAATGGCACCAAAAGACGCTTCCGAAAAGTCTTTAAAGGTATCCGGATAAAATCTCTCAGCCAATTGATTTAGTTCTTTGCGAATACCTTCATATTCGGTAGCCGTATAATCTATCGGTACAATCTTTTTTTGGTCGTCAGGCATTTATTACTCTCCAACTAAATAGTAGTTATTATGGAATCCGAGATAGCTAATGACGGAACCGAGTACCAAATAGAAACGGACAAGGCATTCTCATCGCCGCTGAAGTCATCAAAAATAATTCTATCTATCTTTATAACCGGCATATAGGCTGCGACCTGTTCTCGTATTGTTTGTTCAATATCTGACACAAGATGTGGCGAAGCTCGCATTTCAAATAGAAATCTCTTTAATCCACAGCCAAAATCCGGTGTCATTACTCTTTCGCCAGGCATTGTTAGCAGTAACATTTTTAAATTTTGTTTCAGTGTTGGGGCAATGCTTGATAGCATTGTCAGTCCATCTAATTTATCTAGTGATGCTGGTGCTTTAAAAGAAATGGTGGCCATCAGATATTCTCCTTATTACTAAATATCATCAACTGTCATTTTGAATAGCTTAATCATCAGAAATAGTTGGCTTGGGGCGGAGATTGCGACGTCGGTACCACGGCAATATCTTGTCACTAGGGGCAGCTTGCATCTTTTCTTTTAGCTCTTTGGCTTTAACACGAGTAGGGGAAGAGTCGCCGTCATTTATATCTTTAATATCAAAGTCTCTAGATTTATAATGCATTTTAAACAATTTTTTAATTCTGCTTTTTGAATTTCTGACAAGTACCTTGTCCCACTCGTCCCATTCTAGATAGAATGGTGACCATGTTGAGCGATCATTTGAAGATGACCATCCTTCATTTCCTTCTAACGTTATATTGGTGATGTTTCCTTCGCCATCATATTCAGGAGAAGCGTATACGCCAGGCTTCTTCAAATCATCAAAGGTATCGACTCCTGCAAACAAAGATGTCAGTGTTGTCTTTTTCCAAGTCTCACCATCTTCGACCGTCTTTTCTCCTATCGATGGAAGTAAACCCATATCGGCATAAATTGCTGCCATAGAGACTAATTTTCTAGTTGGGAAAATATACTCTGATATCAGACGAAAGACGTTATCTTCTTTGAGTTTTTTTATTAAACACAATAATAAATCACTATTTGATTCTATTGGAGGCAACAGTCGTACTTCAGTGTCTACTGGGTTCATCTCTATAGAAGTTATTTCTCTCTTATTACCGTCAACTATCACTGACAGGACTAATCCATATTGTATGCTCATTTTGCCGTCTATGCCAACAATGTGGTCACACTTATCTTTGATTAACTTTAGATTACCCAAATAAACATCACTAATCATATCTGACGGAGATGTATGTTCGCTTAGTATTTCTAATGCCTCAGCGTTACTGAATTTTACTCCTTGTATACTAATAAACTTTTCTATCACTAGTGACTTAGATTCATAGTCAGTTACTCCATAGTCTGCGATTTCACCAATGGTGCTGCCTTTAATCTCGGACAATTTTGATTTTACATTTATATCTGCACCGACAGCTATCTCGTTGAGTAAAAATAAGTCTGCATCAAAGATTTGCATACTCTGTTTTGACGCAGGTGTTCGCTTTATTATTTTGGCGCCCAAGTAATCTAGCTGCTCTTTGATAAGCTCTATCAAAATCATTTTGGCATCTTCTTCAGATACTTTTATTGCATCAAAGTTTTGTTCGAGACGATAGCCCCTTAAAGTCTCAAAGGGAGATGACTGTTTTAAATATTTTGCAGTTTTTAAATCTTGTCTACTCGGGTATTCATATGCTTCCTGTAGATCATTTAAGCGGGTTAATGCAGCTTTAATTCTATTGGGTGGATTTATTTCGCCCATCTCAATGCGACGAGAATATATTTGCACAGATTGTTCCAAGAACGCATACCAGAAGTCTGTATCTATCCCAGCAGATATCCAGTCCCATTCTGCACCTTGCGGATCCAAAAAGCTATCTTTCATTGTTTCGGCCAAATATGAGGCATAAGTTGAACCGTACAGATTTGAAGAATCAATTGGAAAAACAGAATTAACATTCAAACTCTTGATAATACTGGTGCTACAAAATATTCTGATGGCCGCCGTCACTAATCCATGCATGAAGGCTTTCGATGAACGTACCATTAACCTATCGTATGGCAACTCCTCAAAATCACTTTGTAGCTTAGACATACGCAAATCATCAGAAAGTTTAGGATATAGACTATCCATCAAGGAACCTATGTCCTCAAATCCAATTATATTACTTGACTCAGATACTACCTCATTGTGTTCTGGGAACAATACTTCCATGAACCCTAGCCAGCCGTCGTTTTCAATAGGTACTAAGGATACTGGTGGGTTTATATATGATCCTCCGTATTTCGAAGGCTCTAAAAAATATACTCTGTTGGTTGCACTGGGGTCATGATATATACCACTATTTATCTCATATTGCATTCTGCTCATGCCGAGAATCTCGTCTTTATTGTTTATTTTACGCAGACTTCCATCCTCTGATATTATCTCTGCCTCGGAGTATATGGTTCCGCCAGCTGAATTTGTTTGGCCATCGGACACCACATATTCTGCATCTTTTGTCGTCAAGGAGTCATATTTGGCTCCGTACAGAAACGATGACTCATTATCAGTCACTTTCGACCATATTGCGGAACTAATGTCCCCTAGTATTAAATTAAGTGTTCTTATTGTTGAGGACATTGAGGCTTCTGTACCAGAGGATGCTAAAATATCTTTTAATAATGTAGCCTGTGGGCTCTCAGGCCGATAACTTGAAAATGTAGATACGAAATTGGCAAATGGCCTCAAGTCGATGTCTTCAAATGTGTCCTCTGATACAATAAAATTAAATTTTGATTCTTTAAAAATCATATCAGCTCTAAGGTTTTTGGCTACAAGATTTGCTAGAGGAAATAACGATAAAAGAGAAGCATCTGGGTTAAAAGAGGCATTGAACATTTCATTTATCTCTATTCTACTGAAATCACTAGGCACAGGAGAATGCTCACTGGTGGGGGTGTAGCCAGCTGTTTTGTTTACTGCTTTACCCATCAAATTATCCGTTAGCTCCGAGAAGTGGAGTTTTATCTCAAAACCATATCCATATGAATCTTTATAATCTTCTATACCTCTCGCATTGTCTTTAAAAGTGTAAACTATGCCAGGGGTCGTTTTTTGTATTGTATCGTCAACTCTTGATATTTGGTTATCCAAGTTAAACGTATGTGATTCATTTTCCATTTGACTTTTAAGCCACTCTCCCACATAGAGAGGATATGCTCCTCGTTGAGTTTCTATTTTGGGGTGAGATGATGCATAGGCGGCCAACGCCGAAGCTAACAAAAATGGTGAAAATGGCTTTTCGTCGCCCTCTTCTGGTTCTGTTTCGGAATAAAAGTCAACCCTATTTCTCCTGTTATCTGTTTTTCTATGGTGTGTGCTCAAAGGGGCACCAAGTGTATCAGAGAGAATCATATTAAATAAGCCCCAGTTCTTCTTAGTGGGGCCGTTTCCAAGCATATCGGTAATATATTCTGATTGTAGGGTTTCCATTTGGCTAGTCAGCGACAGAGAGACAGCCTGAGCTACAACTTTTGGCTCACGAGGAAAAACGCCGTCGTCGCAGCCAGAATCAGAAACCATAGGTGGCATATTATCATCAATAAAGGCAGAAACGCCGCCTTGTAAAATGTCACCTAGTGTGGATATATCGTCTAAATTTGATGGCTGAAGATGCTCACATTGATTCGGAGTTACTCTTCCAGCCAACAACTCACAGCGATAATCTTTAAATAAAGTTATTTGTTCATCAGACGCACACAGACTTGGGTTAGCAGGTATCCTGTTTGATGATATTTCATTATCTATCTTTTGGCGCATCTGGCTTTTAAAGTCTAGTGGTAATAGATTACCTATGTTTTTAAATAACCTCTTTGTCTGTAAGTGGTTCTTGAAAGAAGGGGCAAGTTCGGGGTACTCATAGGCGGCTATGGTTGCCACTATATTTAAAAACTCCGGAGAAGGGTTTCCCAATAGGGCATCTGAGATTTCTTTTGGCGTAGTCGAGCGTGACATATCTGCCGTGAAGTCTGAAACTCTTTGGCTATTACCCCAGTCGCCGCCGCCTAAAGAACCAAATATTTCTTTTATAGTTTCGTCTAATACTTCTTCTTCAGTGGTTGAGTCACATATTGATTCTCTGATAATTTCTCT